ACTTGAAGGAGTTCGCTGATCTGAACATGAAGTCAGTGCACCCTGAGAAGATGGTCGGTGCTGAAGAAGTGTGGGTGTTCAATGTCAAATACCGCAAACTGTTCCAGTATGTGGCACAAGACGGAATGCAACTGTCTGTTAAAGGCACAACCTTGCAGAACTTCGATCCTGAGAAGTCAGGTGCGAAGACGATCCGTAAACCGGATGAATTCTTCAAGGGTGTCGATAACATGACGAAGCGCCCTCTGACTAAAGCCTTCAAGGAAATCCGTGGCGTGTTGGCGAAAGCTACAGGCCGAATCAATGAAGAATGTTTAATTGTGAAGGTGTTTTAATATGGATACATTTTTTAAAGTGATGGGTGGTGCATGGATGGGTATCATCATGTTGGCAACACTGGACTATTTTTTCCCTGAGGGAAGTTCAGGTTATCGACAAGGGCAAATTGATGCCATTAATGGTAAGGTTATGTATGAACTGAAAACAAACCCCGACAAAACTGTTGAGTGGGTTAAAAAGGAGAAGTGAAATGCGTATGAATTTTAGGGATGATTCTTCCTCGGTTAAATGTGGAACTGGTGCATTGTTCAAGAATGGATCTACAACTTACATTTTGGCTCAGATTGATTGTAATAGGGTTGCGTTGATCGCACTGGACAAGTACGCCAATCGCTGGACAGACCCTGTGCAAGTCAAAAACAGCTCCCACTTGTCGGCAAAAGAATGGGAAAATGTAATTGATGGCGGTGAGTTTGAACTTATCGGCATCATCGATGAATGTAATATCAGCAACTAAAGGAAAATAAATGACTGAACCAACCCTACCAAAGCGCCCTCGAGGCAATCCTAACTTCGGCAAAAAGAAAGTCGAGGCCACAACCAACACTGCGCCTGATAACAAAGTTCCCCTTCCGATTCTGACTAATGTTATCGAACCTGCGCCTCGGAAAGATTCCGAAATTTGGTTGCAACTGTACTGCGCTGTTTTGAGCACTTATAGTGGTGCGGGTCCTGCGATCTGTAAAGCAGCAGCACTGAACACTGATACTGCATTCCAAGAATATAAGGCACGCTACGCTAAATGATCGCTGTTGACTTTCATCAGGTTGTAATATCGAACCTTCAGATGCAGATGAAGGGCAAGGCTAACAGGGGCAACCCTGAGGCTAAGTCTCTCATCTTTCACATGATTCTGACCACCCTGCTTTCATACAAAAAGAAGTTCGGGAAAGAGTATGGTCAGATCGTCATTGCGACAGACAGCAAAAAATACTGGCGCAAGGAAGTGTTCCCTCTCTACAAAGGTCACCGCAAGCGTGATCGTGAGAAGTCAGATGTGGATTGGGACTTCATTTTTGAATGCATGAATGAAGTCAAGGCCGACCTGCGTGAGAACTTCCCTTACAAAGTTATCGAAGTCGAAGGTGCGGAAGCTGACGACACTATCGCTTGTCTCGCAAAATATTCTCAGGACAATGAGTTAGTTCAAGTCGGCATTCTGGACGGTGAGTCTCAACCTATGATGATTGTATCGAGCGATACAGACTTCATGCAGTTGCAGAAGTACCCGAACGTGAAGCAGTGGTCGCCGATGCAGAAGAAAATGATCAAGCCTACAACCACACTCAAAGAGTTTGTAGTGGCGCATATTTGCCAAGGTGATGCAGGCGACGGTATCCCTAACATCTGTTCACCTGAAGATAGTTTGTTCGAGAAGATCAGACAAAAGTCGTTTAAAACTGCTCGCTTGCCTGAATTCCTAAATAAAGGAATAGAGGCCTGCGCTAATGAAGACGAACGTCGTAGGTATCAGTTGAATGAACGCTTGATTGACTTTGAGTTCATTCCTGAAAGAATATATAATGATATTATCAACGAGTATGAGTCGCAAAAGGTTCAAGGTAGTAAGACAAAGGTGTTCAACTACCTGGTGAAGAATCGTATGCGTCATCTTTTGGAAAATGCAGGAGACTTTTAATGAGCGCACCTTTAAGATATGTAGATGAAGTTCTTTCTTTGATCGACAAAACAGAGGGAGAAAAGAAAGTAGAACTTCTTAAAAAGTACGGCGCAATGCATCCGTACAATATGATTTTAGCACTGAACTTTGATGACCGAGTTCAGGTCAATGTTCCAGAAGGTGTACCACCTTACAAACAAGATCAGTCTCAACATCCTGACACTTATCAAACAACACTGTCGCAGCAAATCAAGCGCATTGGTGCTATCCTGAAAGGCCGTAGCGAACACATTCCTCGCCTTCAACGTGAGAGCATCTTCATTCAAGTGTTGGAAGGAATCCCACCAAAGGAAGCTGAAGTTCTCATCTTTGCAAAAGACAAAGCACTGACAGAACTGTATCCAACTATCACATTCGATCTTGTCAAACAACAGTTCCCTAACTACTGCGTGAAGATGGAAAGCAAACCCAATGCGTAACGTAAAAGTAGCTAGTGCTTGGTTGGTGTGGGCCAGCCTCATTGGGTTCGTTGCTGTTATCGTGGCAGTTGTTGCTCTTGTTGCTACATTGGTTCTAGTGCCAGTTGCACTTTACCCTTTCGCAGAAGAAGCAATCAAGGGAATATACTAATGCCACTATACGAATATATCTGTAACTCCTGTCAGCATGTCTTCGATGAATTTTCATCTATCGCTAACAGAAACCTTCCTACGGAAAAACCTTGTCCTAACTGCGGTGAACTGACTGTCACACAGAAAGTCACCGCAACTCCTCTTGCTGATCCTGTTCGTTTGGGCAGGATTAAAGCACCTGAGGGTTTTCGTGATGTCTTAAGAAATGTGAAGAAGAACACCTACGGGTGTAAGTTCAATGTAGACTAACTTCAACTTCATTATGATCCAATAACAAGCATAAAGGATTCATATGAACGCACGCCAGGCAGCACTACTAAACGGAGACTATGAAGTTACTCCATTTAGCAGAAAGAAGAAAGTAAAAGCAGTAAAAGCAGACGAACCTGTCGCAAAAGTAGTTAAAGCAGTGTCACCCAAGGTGAAGGTCGAGAACTTCAAACTTTTAGACGTCAAACCATTGACAGAAGGGCAAAGACAAGTTTTTGTTGCATTCAAGCAGGGACTCAATGTAATCGCATCGGGTTCTGCTGGTACAGGTAAGTCGTTCACTGCAACATTTCTTGCTCTCGAAAAACTACTGAATAAAGAGATCTCCAAGATCGTATTTGTTCGTAGTGCAGTAAACATTCGTACTCAAGGTCACTTGCCTGGTACACAAGCTGAGAAGGAAGCAGTTTATACTGTACCTTACAAAAATATCGTTAATCAACTTTGTCAGTGCGGAACTGCCTGGGATTCACTGACAAAAGCAGGGCTGATCGAGTTCACAACCACTACATATATTCGTGGTCTGACATTCGATAACTGCATCATGATTATTGATGAGTTTCAAAACATGGACCCGTCTGAGATGGAGTCGGTGTTAACTCGTCTCGGTGAAAGTACCCAACTGATTGTTTGTGGTGATACACGCCAAAACGACCTTCAACGTAAACGTGAAGTGTCGTGCCATGAGTGGTTGTTGAAAGTGGCCCGTGCGTTGCCTCGCTACTTCGACGTGGTTGACTTCACATCCGAAGACGTTGTTCGTTCTAAACTATGTAAGGCCATCATCAAAGCTATTGAATCGATTAACTAACTCCTAAATATGAGGTGGTGGGGCTTGACCCCATCGTCTTATAAAGGAGAAGTTATGACTACAGCAGGTATGACCATTGGTCAAGCGGGAATTGATATGATCAAGCGTTGGGAAGGTTTCCACGCTCAAGCATACCTTGACCCAATCGGAATTCCAACTATTGGTTTCGGCACTATCCGTGTAAACGGTCGCCCAGTTAGAATGGGTATGACTTGCACTATGCAACAAGCTGAAATGTGGTTGATGGAAGAAGTTAATGTGTCGATTGTGCCCCATCTGCACAGATTGCTTAAGGTTCCAGTGAACCAAAAAATATTTGATTCCCTATGTTCCTTCATTTATAATTTAGGTATAGGTAATTTTTCTAGTTCAACACTATTGAGGTTGTTGAACTCTGGCGACTATCGTGGTGCGGCAGATCAGTTCCCTCGCTGGAACAGAGCAGGCGGAAAAGTGTGGAACGGTTTGACCAAGAGAAGAATGGCGGAAAGAGAACTATTTTTGGCTGGTCTTGCTGAACTATCGATAGCATATTGAAACAGTGATATGACATTTTGAGGAAATATAATGCTAGATAAAATTAACCTAATGACATTAGGTAACAAAACTAAAAATGATTCGATGTTTTTGATTTTTGGTGAGATTGATATTGATATCGCTCAGAGCACTGTTGAGTGGATTCTTAACGCTAACTATGCAGAGGAACCGCCTGAAGTT